TACGGATCGGAAGCTAATATGTTTTATGTTGATGCACCTTTTATTTTAGATGTAACAAAAATATATACAGATGTAGCCGGAACGATTTACGCACCTACCGCTTATTATAGCTCAGCTGGTGACGGAGTTTGGATACGATGGAGTAATACTGGTATTATACTTAGTTCAGGAATTTGTGATAATCCAATATAACAACAAAACCCAATATAGGAGTTAATTAGATCAAATAAAAGAATATGAAATCAACAATCACAGCAATAATAGATTTACTTAAAGTAGATACATTCTATAATGAGTCAGATTATATCGATATAGCAAAGGGACGTGACAAATTGCCACTTACTTATAAACAAATGAGAAACACAATCAGAAGAACAAAAGATTATGGCAGTAACTAAGACAGTACTAGTAGATATACAAACAGGTAATTCAGCTAAAAACCTTGAAGATGTTAAAAAATCATTACAAGACGTAAAGGCTGAATCGCAAAAAGCTGCTGATGCTAGTAAAGAGGTAGGTAATGCGGTTGATAAAGCAACAGGTGGAGCCGTATCTAAATTAAAAGGACTTACAACTTCAATTAAAACTGTAACAAATGGTTTTAATTTGATGAAGATTGCTATTATAGGAACTGGTATAGGTGCTTTATTAGTGGCTGTATTCGCTCTTAAATCAGCGTTCACTGCATCAGAAGAAGGTCAGAACAAGTGGGCTAAAATAATGACAAGAATTGGTTCTATAACAGGAAACATTATTGATTTATTTGCAACACTTGGTGAGAAACTTATATGGGTATTTGAAAATCCAAAACAAGCAATAAATGATTTTGCTAACTTACTTAAAACACAAATTGTAAATAGATTTACAGGAATGCTGGAACTAATACCAGCGGTTGGTAGAGCAGTTAAATTGGTATTCGAGGGTAAATTCAAAGAAGCTGGGGTTGTTGCTTCAAACGCAATGGGTAAAGTTGCATTGGGTGTTGAGGATGTTACTAGTAAAATTAAATTAGCAGGTGAAGAATTAAAGAAATGGCAAGCTCAAGTTGCTGATGATGATAAAAAAGCTCAAATAATTGCTGATAAAAGAGCAAGAGCACAAAAACTTGCTCTTGAATTGACTGTACAAATAGCACAAGCTGAACTAAAAAGAAATGAATTATTAGGTAAAGCTGAAGAAAGAGATAAATACAGTAAAGAACAACAAAAACAATTCTTGATTGATGCGGGTAAAGTTGATGAAGCAATAACAAATAAGAAATTAGATCAAGCACAGTTATTGTATGATGCTCAAGTATTGGAAAATGGGCTAAATAAAAGTAAAGCAGCTGATTTAGATAAAGAAGCTGAATTACAAGCTAATTTAATTAATATTGAATCACAAAAAGTAGCTAAAGCAAAAGAAGTAACTGCTAAAATATCAGCTATAAATCTTGAAGCATCAGCTAAAGCACAATCATTAAGAGATAAAGCTAAAGCAGATGAACAAAAAGTTATTGATGATGCAGCTAAAACGGAGGAAGAAAAGCAAGCAAAAATACTTGCAATACGAGAAAAGTTTAGAATTGATAATGAAAATCTATTAGATGTAACAGAAGTTCAAAAAGTTGAAAGACAATATACAAGAGATAATGCTGAATTAGATGCATTAAAAGCAACAGAAGAACAAAAAATAGAACTTATTGCAAACTATAAAGCTAAATTAAAAGCAGCAGAACTTGCTGATGCAGAAGCTGAAAAGGCAAAGGTTCAAGAAAAAAGAGATAAAGAAATAGCAGATTTAGAAGCAAAATCAGCCAATGATTTATATACATTTGAAGAAAGGTTAAAAGCTGATGAGGAAAAAACAGCATTACTTTTAATGAATGATAAATTGACTGAAGATGAACGAACTAAAATTACAGAAGATGGTGTTAAAGCAAGAGTTGAATTAGCTAAATTAGAAGCTAAAGCAAAAATAGATGCATTAGATGCATATGGAGATGCGTTTGCTAAAATAGGTGAATTGGTTGGTAAGCATACAGTAGCAGGTAAAGCATTATCAGTAGCTGCAGCATTAATATCTACATATACTTCTGCAACAAAAGCATATGAATCACAACTAACAATACCAACACCAGATGCCCCAATTAGAGCGGCACTTGCAGCAGGTGTTGCAGTTGCAACTGGGTTAGCAAATGTTAAAGCAATATTAGCAGTTAAAGTGCCTGGTAGTAATGGAAGTGGACAATCAACAGCAAGTCCAGGTGCACCGGCTGTTAAATCATTAGCGCCATCCTTTAATGTAGTTGGTACAAGCGGTACAAATCAACTAGCGGCATCAATAGGTGAAACATCAAAAACACCTATTAAAGCATATGTGGTTTCAACTGAAATAAGTTCACAACAAGAATTGGATAGAAACATACAATCAGAAGCCACGTTTGGTTAAAATCCAACAAAATAAAAACTATACGTTAATTATTAAACAAACAATTATGAAAAATGCATTTAAAATAATAGAGTTATTATTTGATGAATTGAATTTACTTCATGGAGTAGATGCAATGTCATTGGTACACGACCCTGCGATAGAAATAGATTTTGTTCATTTCAATAAAGAATACAATACAAACTTTTCCAAAATAGATGAAGAAAAACGAATAGTGACTGGCCCTGCGCTAATACCAAATAAAATGATATTACGAAAACAAGGTGAAGATTACTTTTATGTATATTTTTCAGAAGATACTATTTTTAAAACTGCTAAAAGGTTTCTTAAAGATGGTCACCAAAACAACTCAACATTGGAACATCAGGTAGCTTTGGAGGGTATTTCGGTAGTTGAAAGCTGGATTATATCAGATAAAGTTCATGATAAATCAGTAAAATTTGGATATGATTTACCTATTGGAACTTGGATGCTTTCAAGCTATATTGAAAATGATGAAGTATGGGAAAAAGTAAAGAGTGGTGAAATAAAAGGATATAGTATTGAGGGTAGATATTCAGATAATGTATTAGCAGCAGCTAAAGAACAACCTAACTTAGTTGGTACTGATGAGGAAAAGGATTTATACAATAAAATAGTAGCTTTAATAAATGAAATTCAATAAGATTTTATCACAAATTCAAGAGCCATTAAATTTTAGCGATGAAAGTGGAGAGCGTTTCCTGTCAAATTTGGCAGGTAAACCTGTCGGATCCGAGTGGGAGTTGGTAGATACCAGAGAATATAATGATGAAAATTCAAGTATTCAGGAATGGGTTGATATGGTTTCTAACAAACTTAAACTTGCTGTTATAACTTCTGACCCTAATTCAGCATCAAAGTTGGATAAAGATGTCTTTAAAGTTAGATATGGATATGCTGAAAGACATTCATCTGGCAATTCTCGTACATTCTGCCAACAAATGATGAGTAGAACTTCAAANGGAGTAGTNTATAGAAAAGAAGATATTGACCAAGCATCGTTTCAAGGTGTAAATCAATCACATGGACATAAAGGTAAACCATACAGTCTATTCAAATATAAAGGTGGAGTGAATTGNGGACACTNTTGGCAAGAGAATTTATATAAATTAAAAACTCTACCTAATGGTGAGAATGTGCCTGATAAAGCGTTATCAAGTTCAGACCAAATACAGCCAAGTTCAACTTGGTATACACCAAAACCAGCAGGGTTAAAAGAAGCAAAGCAAGCACCAAAGGATATGCCAAGACACGGACACCATCCAAACTGGAAAGGCTAATTACAGACGAAAATGTAACGGATTACTTTTTATCCGTTAATTGTGTATATATTAATATTAATAAAAACAAAATTATGGATTTAAAAAAAATCTTAGATTCTATCAAAGTACTATTAAGTGGTGAAGAATTGGTGAACGAGGAAGTAGCATTGGCTACAGAAGTTACTGATGAAGCTACCGAAGATATTGTTGTAGAGTTTGAAACCCAAACATTAGAAGATGGCCAAACAGTCATCGAAGCAGAGACATTTGCTGAGGGTTCTGCAGTTTTTATAGTAACTGAAACAGATAATGTACCTTTACCAATAGGTGAGTATATGTTAGCTGATGGACGTTCATTAGTGGTTCAAGAAGAAGGCGTTATATTCTCTATTGGAGAAGTAGCATCGGAAGAACAAGCACCAGAAGATGAAGAACTTGCAGAAACATCCGTATCATTAGAGGAACATAATACAGCAATAGCTGCATTACAAGCTCAAATTGATGAATTAAAGGCATCATTAAACCTTTCAGCAGAAACTATTACAGAAAAAGATACTGTAATTGAAGATTTGAATCTAAAACTTTCTAAACTACCGGCAGTAAATAAACTTACTCATAGTCCTGAAACGTTAGCATTCAGAGAAGCTATTTTTAGCAAAGAAGAAAAATTAACCGAAACTACATTCAGTAAAATACTTGATGGAATTTCAAACAAAACAAACAAATAATTATGGCAACTAGTAATTCTATTACCAGCACTTACGCTGGACAAGATGCAGGAATTTATATCTCTGCAGCTGTGAAAGCAGCAAACACTATCGAGCAAGACGTTTTAACTGTACTACCTAATGTAAAATACAAAGCAGTAGTTCACAAGTTAGCTCTTGGAGATAATGTACATGATTTTACTTGTGATTTTAATGCATCAGGTTCCGTAGCTTTAACAGAAGCTAGCTTGACTCCAAAAAAATTAACAGTATCATTACAATTATGTAAAAACGATTTCATTTCCTCTTGGGAAGCTGAATCAATGGGCTTTGGTGCTCAAAACCACGTAATTCCACCAACATTTGAAGACTACTTTATCGCTAAAGTAATTGAAAAACAAGCAGCAGTTATTGATGCTAACATTTGGGTTGGTGCAGCTACAGATAATGGTAAATTTGATGGGTTAATCACACAATGGGAAGCTGATAATGCTACTAACGAATATGATGCAATCACTGGTTCAGTAGATGCAACTAACGTTATTGCATTGTTAGGAGCTATTTATGATGCTACTCCAGATGCAGTTATGGCAGCTGATGATTTCCAATTCGTAGTATCTATGAAAGTAGCAAAATCATACAAAAGAGCATTATCTGCTTTAGGATATGGTAATACTTACAGTCAGGGTGAAAAACCATTAGACTTCGAAGGAATTCCTTTAAAAGTTATAAACGGAGCACCTGCAAACTTTATTGCAACATTCAATAAAGGTAACTTGTTCTTTGGAACAGGAGTATTAAATGACTCAAACGAAGTATCTATATTAGATATGCATGACCACGATTTAAGTGATAATGTAAGATTCAAATTAGTATTTACAGCAGATACTGCATATGTATTAAGTGATGAAATCACTTACTGGTACGTAGCATAATACTAAAAACCAACAGGGGAGTTGAAAATCAATTCCCCTTAACTTAAAACAACACTAAAATTATGGCATGTTTACTAACAACCGGAAGATTAAATCCTTGTACTGATAATATTGGTGGATTGAAATATGTTCAATTCATTGATTTTCAAACGCTTGGGACTCCTTCTTACGATGGTACAAATACCGATGTCATTACTGCTTTTGTAAGTGGTAGTGGTACTTGGTTCAAGTACGAATTAAACAGCACAGCTAATAACTTCACAGAAAATGTGAATACAAGCGTAGATGCTGGAACTACATACTATGAACAAGTTTTGAGTTTATCTTTACAGAAATTGACTCAAGCCGATCATAAAGAACTTAAATTATTAACTTGGGGTAGACCTCACGTTGCAGTTACAGACCAAAATGGAAATGTATTCATTATGGGTCTTGAAAATGGAGCTAAAGTTACAGGAGGTGTTACATCTACGGGTGGTGCATTTGGTGACTTTGCAGGGTATAACCTAACCATTACTGCTAACGAGAAAACACCGGCTAACTGGTATTCTGGTTCTGCTCTATAATTTATTTTATAAATAAAAGTAAAAGCACTCTATATAGGGTGCTTTTTTTTGCGCAAAATAAAACAAAAATCAATATTGTAGTTAATTGTTTATAGATTTGATATTATGACAATACTAAATAGTGGAACAGCCCCACAAACATTCAAAATAATACCTCGTTCAACACCAAATGCGGTGAAGATTGTTATTACGGATAAGAACTTAGGAAGCTCTGTAACGTATTTAAATAACATTCCGACATATTCGTATGGTTGGATGGAAATAACTGAAACACTATCGCTTGTAGAGGGTAGATTCTATGTCATTGAAGTAAGCGCTTTGAGTGATGTTATATACAGAGGTCAAATATTTTGCACAAATCAAACAGATTATAGTAAATTCCAAATGACATCAGGTTCGTTTGCAACGAGTAATGATAAAGATAATACAATAATAATTTTATAAATTATGAAAGAAAATAAAAAACAAGGTGAAGTAAGAATAGTAAACTTTTCTTCGTATGCAAAGCCTGAAATAATTGAGACACCTTATAGAGAATATGTAAAATATGGTGAAAATAATGATTACTACCAATATCTTATAAACAGATATCATGGTTCAGTTACAAATTCTGCTATTATAAATGGTATGAGTGATATGATATATGGTAAAGGATTGAGCGCATATGATGCAGCTGCTAAACCTGATGAATATGCACAAATGATTTCGTTGTTTAAGAAAAAAGAAATCAAGAAAATCATTATGGATTTCAAAATGCTTGGTGGTGCAGCTATACAAGTTATATATAATTCAGCACATGATGCAATTGTAGAGGTGTATCATCACCCAGTTGAAACTTTAAGAGCTGAAAGAGCTAATGAAGATGGTGAAGTTGATGGATACTACTACGCAAAGGATTGGACTAAAACATATGGTAAAGGTAGACCTGAAAGAATACCTGCATTTGGCACTTCAAAAGAGGGAATGGAAATTATGTTCATACGTAATTACTCACCAGGAAGTTTCTATTATACTGTACCTGAATACCAAAGTGGATTGCCTTGGGCAGAAGTGGAAGAAGAAATTGCTTCATATCATATAAACAATATAAAAAGTGGATTTAGTCCTACAACTATTATAAACTTTAACAATGGTCAAGCATCAACAAGTGAAGAAAAACGAGATATAGAAAATAAAGTATATAGTAAATTTAGTGGAACAGGTGCTAAAAAGATACTTTTGTCTTTTAATGAAGATAGTGATAGTGAAACAACTATACAAACAGTTCAACTTTCAGAAGCACATAACCAATACCAATTCCTTTCAACGGAAGCAATGACTAAAGTATTGATGTCACATAGAGTTACGTCACCAATTCTTTTCGGTATAAATACAAATACTGGTTTTGCTAGCAATGCTGATGAAATTAAGAATGCTTCTATTTTTATGAATTCAACAGTAATTTCACCATTTCAAGAAACAATATTAGACCATTTGGATGATATTTTATCATTTAATCAAATAGCATTGAAATTATATTTCATACCAAATCAACCTTGGAATACAGAAGATATACCAACAGAACCTAAAACAGTAGAATAATTATGGCAGCTACACCCTTATTTATCAGTATAGATGAACTTAAAAAAAGTACAGCAATCTCTGGAAACATAGATTCAGACAAATTAATACCATCTCTTAAAGCAGTACAACAAATAGAAGTAGAGCAGATTTTAGGAACTGACCTCTATAATAAATTGGGTGCTGATATAATAGCAGGTTCAGTTACAGGTGATTATTTAACTTTAAAAAATGATTACATACATAACTTCCTTGTTCACGCAGCAGTATCATACTACTTACCATACGCATCATTCATTATAACTAATGGTGGTGTATCTAAATGGACAGGTGGTGAAAATAATGATGGGTTGGAATTAAAAGAATTAACCTATTTAGCTAATAAAGAACAGAGCATTGCAGAAATGTATAAAAAAAGATTGATTGATTACTTATGTAACAACACATCAAAGTTTCCTGAATATTCCACAAATACTAACGAGGATATAAGACCGAGTAGATCTACTAATCAAACAAATTGGTACTTGTAAAATGGAAGAAATAAAAACAACATATAAACCAAAGGTGACGAACATTCATAAGTTGTTGGTTTACCTATCAAAAACAGGTAACAAATCATGCCAGAACAAACAGTAAAATTTGTCAAAGAAAATTGGTTGACATTAGCCAATTTCATTATATTAGTATCATTGGTATTTAGATTAGGATATGCAACATCAAATATAGATAGTAGTATTGAAAATCATAGTGAGAAAATAGAAAAAAATAGAGTTGATATTTTTATGCACCGTACTGATGTAGAATCACATATGCCATATGAAAAGAGTTCCACATTATTCGTACCTCGTATAGAAATAGATAGTAGACTTACTTCTATTGAAAAATCATTAGAACGAATTGAAAAAAATCAAAAAAGAAATTAATGATAATTGTAAATAAACATTTGGTTCCAAAAGGATATAAAGGAATGACTGTATATCCCTTTATATTTTTAGTAGATGAAGAATGTAAAAATGATGCTGTTTTAATAAACCATGAACGTATACATATAAAACAACAATTAGAAATGTTAGTTATACCATTCTTTATTTGGTACTTATTAGAGTTCCTAATACACCTTTGGCATACTAATGATAGTAAGTTATCATACAGGTCAATATCGTTTGAGAGAGAGGCTTATACACATCAAAAAGATTTAAACTATTTAAAAACAAGGAAACTATTTTCTTGGAAAAAATACATTTAAGACTGGTATTGCTACGGCAAAAAAGAACCCATTAAGTATTTCTACCTGATGGGTTTTTACATGCTTAAAC